CGGTCTACCGCCTCGGGTTGGTAGGGAAGTAGGGTTCCTTTAAAGGTCAACTTTAATCTTCTTTTTTAAGTCTTCAATTGAACCGTCATTAATAATAGTCTCATCAAAGATCCAAGCGTCTAAAGCTGTTTCAGAGATGTGGTCGTTTACCGCGTCCACACCTGGGCGCTCAATACGCCAAAGCTGTCCGCCCTGTGAAGAAATAGCTGACGCCTCATTAGGGAATCTAACGTCGGTAATAACGTAACGGCCTTCGTGTGGGTTTTTAATCTGTGACAAAGTTAAAGCTACCCAAAGATATTCATCGATGCCTTGTCTGCCAGCTTCGCCGGTAGTTTGTAGTAAACGACGAACTTCTGGGTCCTGTTTAACAATATCCCAACCATACTCATTTACCATTCCTTGAATCTCAATTGAATTAATTTTAGGATTAATGTCGTAAACAAGAGCTTTGATTGGATCAGCAAAAGCAAGTGCAATAAAACCGTGATGGTCTACCAAAATGTCTGCAACAGTGTTCTTACCTGATTGGGCGTAGCCTGAAAGTCCAATGATCATACTTTTCCTCTCACCATGTGTTTAGCGTTTTCTAATCCAAACTCTATCTCAACCTTGCTCATAGCGCCAATGTCTTTCATATCGGTCTGTGAGTAGTTAAAAAACAACGCCTCTTTCCACGTCTCTCTGCACATATCAAGAAGACTTTTAGATGAAGACTGACCGGCGCTATCGTTATCTAAAGCAAAAATTAAACGGTCCGCGCCCCGCATTAAATTAAACTGAGCAGAGGAAACAAGAGCCCCGTATGTAGAGACGCCACCAGATATACCTACAGAAGCCAACCTCACCACGTCTAATGGGGATTCAACAACCACCATAGTCCCTGTTACATACTCTTGATATCCAAATAAAGATAAGCTCTTCTTTACTTTGGCTGGCTGATTATTAAAGTACCTGCGGTCATAGCCTTTTTCCTGCCACCCCATAAGCTTGTGGGTAATAGGATCTCTAATAGGCATAATCCAATTCTTTTTTCTTTCGTCCCACATAAGCTCGTAGGCACGCGCCGCGTCAATAGTTAAACCCCTAGACGCTAAAGCTTCTTGAGGCGGATCTACAAAAGCATGAAGCATGGATTCGGTAACATATGAAACATCTTCTAATTTAGGTTTGCGTTCTTCTGTAACCCGAGTAAACCTAGACATTAAATTCTCGCTGGAGTCAAACCAATCTTTAGCTTTATCAAACTCAATCTGTTCAACGTAACTTATAAGACTGTAGATCCCGCCCTTAAACCCACAAGAAAAACAAATATGTTGACCGGTGTCTGAGTTAATCCACCATGAAGGGTTTCGGTCTTCCTTACCGGTTCTCTCTTTATGTGCAGGGCAGAACCCTTGAATCTCATCCCCGCGTGTATTAGTGAACTCAATTCTAAGACGGGATAAGGTGCTCTCCATCTCCTCAACGGTCATAGGTCCTCAACACCCAACTCTCTAAATAAACCATTATTCCAATCCCACACAAGTGAGACCTCAGATAACCCGGCGTTACGAGCCGCAACAACACGGAGTAAACGTGTGTCGTCCACAAGTTCGTCTTCTCTTTGTAAACCAAAGATTACGTCAGCATCCTGATGAAATGATGATGAGTACCCAATTGCATCAGCTGATACTTGGCCCTTTTTCATCTTCCAAGCTAAAACTTGAGTTGAGATTACAATAGGCTTGTTAATCTTTTGAGCCAACCGTTTAAGAGATCGAGTTATATTAGTCAAAGCTTGTGGGGTATTAGACTCACCAGTCTGCTCATCAATCATCAAATAGGTACCGTCAATAAATACAATATCTGGGTTCTTGTTTTGAATCTTGCTGGCCACGCCGCTAACAGTCTGACCGCCCGAAGAATCAATAAACCAAAACTTGTCTCTCATGTTTTCAATACCCTCAATAATTTTAAAATATCTAGCTTGCTCTTCGTCAGTTAAAGAACCAGTCATTAAACGCCTATGTGATACCTTGGCTTTCATAGCGTAGTAACGGCTCTTCTGCTCCTCATTGCTCATCTCAAAAGAATAAAACATAGGGACTTTGCCAGCTAAGTGACAGTTCTGTGCAATCTGCAAAGCAAGTGTTGACTTACCTGTTTTAGGTGGAGCAATAATTACAATTAGTTGGCCGGGCTGTAATCCAGATGTTGCCTCATCCATTGTAGGAAAACCTGTAGGCAAACCTAACAACCCAGGATTATTCTTACGGTTCTCGTATTCTTCTTTTGCAAATTTAGCGGCCTGAGTAACTTCAAGGTCATTAGACTTAGTTAATCCGTCTTCCTCAAGTTTAATAATGCCGCGCTCCATAGCTTGAAGCGCACCCTCATGGTCTTGGCTTTTTTCTATAACCTCAAGTGCGGATCCTAAAGTTGCAATAATTCTTTGTTTGCGTCTTATGTTGACTAAACAATCAATTAAATAATCAATAGAGTCAGCTACCGGCATTGGTACATACGTAGGAAAGTTTTTATTAATTACTTCAAGACTTGGACACTCTCTGTATTTTGCATTATGAGAAAGTAAAAAACTAACTACCTTTCGATCTTCAGAATCAAAAAACCAACCATCTGTAATATTGTTTTCTAATAATGGAGTTAGATCGCGTGTTTGTACGACCTTGCTAAGGAGTTGAGTCTCGTGATTCATAACTGATTAAAATCCAATCCCCAGTGGCCGTATTGTGCTGTTCGAGTGGGTATGTCTATCACACCAATCACTTCTGGTCTATATGGTAATTCTGTAACAATATCCTTTAATGACTTATAAGAGCTAAAGTATCTAAATGGATTAGTGCCCATCCTATCAAGCTCTTCTACAAAAAACGTTAACTCTTCTTCGTCCATAGTAAAAGAAACAAGCTCTAGAGTAATACCTTGTTTTGTTGTATACAAATACAAATAACTTAAAATGTCTTTACGTACTTTTTTGCTGGCTTTAGATAACGTAAATACTTTTAAAACTTTTTTAGGCGTGAGCTCTACAATTAAGAATACATCTTCTGTAACTAATATTCTCTTGGGGAGCTCGTTGCTGATATCCCCGTTACGCATTACCTAGATTACCTCAACCTTGCCAAATTTTATAATAAATTCTCTAAACTCTTGGTTTGATTCTCTAGCTCGATCAGCGTCCTCGGGGGTGGCACGGCTTGAAATTTCTAATGGGTAATTTCCATTATTACTTTCAATTCTAGCTTTAACAAAAGTAATATGCTTACACTTTAAACGACCAGCAAATCCTGGACAAGTGCAGTGAAAATCATTTGGATCACCTACAGAGACTTCGTAAATTCCTGGGCCAGACGTGCTTGTATTTGGAAGGAAGACCTGCACTAGCTTTAAATCATTCCGCACTTTGTTCTCTTTCATTTACGTAAATCCCCTCGTGATGATTCTACTGGTAAGTAGCTGAATATTTCATGTACAAAGCTTTCTGTTGAATCTCCGTACAGCCCAGCCCAGTCCTCACGTTTGATATTCGTAGTGACAATGGTAGGCAATCCGTTGTTGAAACGGGTTCTTAACACGTGATGAAGCATATTTTTCTGCCACCCGTTGAGGCCGGCGTGCTCCCGTCCTACGTCATCTAGGACTAAAATCCGGATGTTATAAGCATCGTTAGCGCACTCGCCCATGATACCTTCGTAGATTATTTCTTGGTCCTCGCTCCAACCATCTATCTGAGCGCCTTTTAAATCTAATAAACCGCTATAGGTAATAAAGTAACAAGGGCGGATTAAAGTGCTGTTCTCTTTTACATCAAATGCTTCTAAAGAAAACGTAGTCATAACCTCTTGCAATGTTGCTAAAGCAATAGTTGTCTTACCGTGTCCAGGTGTGCCATAAAGCATTAAACCTTTACCGCAAGATGTTTGACCAGTTGCTCTAATAAACATCCCTTGATTAGCTGCGCTTATCCAAGTTTTAATTTTTTTTAAAGTATCAGGTTTTACATCGTTACAATCTTCCAATGTCCAACCAAGACGCGCAAGCGGTATTCCTGCCATCTTGACCCAAGTACGTCTACGTACCTTGAGATCTTCAACCTTAAACATTCTTTGCCCAATCCCATGACTTCTCGGATTTAATCTTTTCGGTTTCTATGTCTTCCGGAGTAACCATAAGACGTTCTGCCTGAATCTTCAACCCCGCAAATTGATGGATAAATCTTTTCCAAATATGCTCTGGATCGTTAATAGACTTATCGTGTTTAATTTGTTGAAAATAAAGATCAATCATCACCTTCTCAATAGTTCCGTTAGTGCCGTGCGTTGACTGTGCCTGAGCTAGCGCTATACGAAACCTGCTTGTTGAAACTGACCAAGGTTTAACGTGCCACAGCTCGTGCATGCGGTTAGCAAACTCAAACGCCGTATCTGTGACACTCCAGTTAGCTGGATCGGATGAACGTTTTTTAATCCAACTTTGATTTTTCTGCTCTTTGGCTTCTTCTTTTTCGCGGTACTTGGCTTCCCTACTCCGTTGGCGAGCTTGCTCTATATCCTCCGGATCGTATGCTGCTGGAAAATCATCCACGCTTGCCCCAATCTTTAAATCGTACTCTTGGTATGTCTCCTCGGGTCCCCCGAGATAATTGGTTTGCTTCTTGCTATATAAGCTATTAGTACTTAATAAGCTATATAGTGGAGACTGTTGTAGTAGAGCGCCTGTTTCCGCCGTCCAGTAATAGGCGTCCACAACATTACTTACTGTCATGATTCTGCCATTTATGCGAACTTTTTTTGTCTCAATCAAGCCCAGTTCCCTGAGCTCTCGAAGGGACGACCTTATGGCCTTCTCACCTTCGGAAAATACCTTTGCAAGGCCTACAGCGCTTATCTGAGGCCTGACCGTGAGTAAATACATGTAGAGACTTGCGGAACGTAGGGTAAGCACCTCTAATCGTCTTCCTTGCTCTTTTTCATTTCTTCGACGATGGCTTCCGCGAAGATTTTGGCGATGGCTTGGATTCCAAAG